ATGCACTGGCCCATCTGGTAATCACCGCCGACAGTGTTGCTTTGAAACTTAAACCGCATTTCACGGCGAAGATCCTTTAGAAACACAACTTGCTGGTCTGGCTGGTTGGCTTGGAATGGATATGCCATGTTTAGCCCAGCAGCAGTTGGGGACCGAGCGTTTGCTCGACCCGTCACTTGCACTGTCATTTCGCCCTTCTGAACGAAGTCAGGCTCAATCATTGTGATGCGTAAACTTTTGTTCTGGCCCTCAGCGGCGGCAGGCAATGAAATGTCGCTTGTTTCAAAATATGAAGTTACAGGATTTATCACTTGCCCAGCAACCTCATCATAACCATCTTCATGTCGCCAAAGAGAGTAGCCAGACAATGAGGTTACTGTAATACTAAACCCACTCCCGCCACCGCCAAGCTCTGACGGGCTAACCTCTAAAACATCACCGATAGTATAGCCAGATCCTCCCTGCACAATCACTACAGTTGTAACCGTGTTTCCGGCAACCGTAATGTTGGCCGTTGCGCCAGATCCTGAAATTGATGTCGTGTTAATGAGGGGAACGCCGTAATACGTCCCGTTTGTATAAAGAGACCCACCAACAAGAGACCCGTAGCCCAAAATTGAATTAATGGTTGTGACCCCAGTCATCAAAGGATACTGGTATACACGAGGATATTGGCCGCTGCTCCTGCCTACGTTTGGCAGAATTGTGTCATACCAAGTCTGCTCACGGACGTTGAAGATTACAGCGTGTGTACATTCCGTAGCATCACCGTATGGAAAGCACCACCAAATTTCACCCCAGCGAGGGATCTTCATTGCAAACACTTTTTGCCGCTGCTCGAAGTTAAGATTGTCAAAGAACCAATTCAGGTTCAAATCATTGGGGATTTCTCGAACGACGCCGTTATACATTAAGAACCGGTCAACCCCGGCCCAATAGTAGATGCCGTCATACTCAATGACGCATTGCGAAGACAAAATTGAACTTTCGTCTGAAATCGTATCAAACGAAAACACCACATTGACAACACCTGTATAAGACATGCGCAAAACGCTGTCTAAGCTCCAAAGGATTGCAGAAGGTGAATTGGTTGCACCGCCACGAGCTGATGCCCCAAAAACAATCTTTTGCGCCGTAACGAAGGCTTCACCACCGCCACTAGCAGTTGACCAGTCTGTAATGTCACTTGGGGAAGACCAAGCAACATAACCGTCAGACCCGTAGGCAACAAGGTACGGGTGCAACGCAACAATCCCACCGGATACAGACGGAGATGTTCCGCCAAGAGCCACAAGAGCTGCTGTCCCAGTCATAGGCCCAGCGTAAATTGGGGCCGTCAGGGAGCTTGAAATGTCGTTAAGGTTTAAAGCCGCATGGGCAATAAGCGCAGAGTTTGTCGTGACTGAATCGTAAATTGCGTCCATCTGCCACAGGTTAAAATCAGATGTTGCAAACCCAGCCGGTGTGCGATCTGTAACGGCAGAGGCAATGCCAGATGGAACAGACACGGTAAGGCGCTCAAGGAGATTTGCACTTCCAATGTGCATGAAGACGTTATTGTTGTCAGTCTGGGTAAAAACGCCACGAGCAAGTCCGCTTATGTTGTTGCTCAGCTGGCGAAACCCGCCCATCTTTCTTGGCAATTTGCGCTGAAACCGACACCACTGCCCATCAACGTAATAATCACCCTCAAACTGAGTGCCATCACGTTTAATGCCTGCAATGGATGCGATCTTTACCGGACGAGGAGCCATTATCCCAACCCTATTGCAAATGCTATTGCGTTCTGGTCACTTTGAGTTGTTGAGTATACGTCTAAAGTAGTACGAGCTGCTAAAGCCGTTATGTTTGAAACCGTGATTGAAAAGCCGGATCCAGTCCCTCCAAGGTATGTGTTCAGAGCCGTGAGAACATCACCAACCTCATACCCGTATCCGACGTTGGTGATGGTGATAGCAGTTACAGCAAATCCACTTACAGTGATTGACGCTTGTGCGCCAGCGCCTGAACCAGCTGCCAATGGGACGTTAACATAGTTAGCATCAACATAGCCTGAACCGGGAACCAAAGTGCCGATTGCTGAAATTGAAGCAGGGCTTGTAAATATTGCATTTCCTACCGTGGTCGCCCCAAGCGCAGCGCGTCCTGAAGCAGCTGTCGTTGCCTGAAACACTGAAATACCAGCCGACCCGCCGCCAAGATTAATTCTTGCGCCACTTGCTGTTGTTGCGCCGGTCCCGCCGTTGGCAATTGAGATTGGTGTTGTAATGCCAGCCGTTGCTGCGTTGACAACATCCGTTCCGTCACAATAAAGGATTGCACGAGCCAGCTGGGGGACGGCAAATCCGCTTCCAGATGCGGTTTTGACGGTTAATGAGAACGCACCAGATGTCGAGTTGTCAACCCAGTATTGTTGGATTGTTGGCGGGACAACAATGACTATGTTGCCTGTCAACGCCCCCGTAAATTTGTAAGAAATTCTATTTTGTTCAGCCGTTGAGAGCGTATAAGTGCCTGATACCGGAAGCGCAATCGACGTATAGTCAAAGGCAAAATTGACGTTTTGGCCAAAACCAATGGTGTAATACGCCGTTCCGTCGCAAATGACGATACAAGATTCTGTCGGGGCAACTTCCTTGGTCGCAACCCCGTCAATCAAGTTTGCCCCAGTTGGGTCGAGCGTCAGAACACCCGTCCCTTGGTTTCTGACGTTCAAGAACCAATCATTTCCAACAGAACCCGGAGTTGGAAGTGTCAATGTCCCTGCGCCGCCAGTCCACAACAGCACAGCCGCTCGATCAGCCGCAGAGGTGGTGTAGCTCGTATTGAACGAGGATACGGGCATAGACTGATTGAGTGTGGTCGCTATGGCCCTAATGCCATATCCAGCAAGAGAAGCCGCGTTTGCCGCCGAGACGCCAACCCCATACTGCAAAACTTGCCACCCACCGTTTGCAGTGGTGTTATCCGTCACATAGACTTGCCACAGCTCACCAGACGCAGGAGCGCAAAGCGTGTTTCCACCAGCATCAACAACGGTAAACGAATAAGATCCGACGTTATTAAACAGCGTCGTCTGTCCGGTAGATGCAAGGGCGGCTGAAGGCATAAACACCTTCAAGCTCGCTGCCACCGTGTCTACATCAATAATACTTGCGGCAATGTCTGAGTCGCTAACCGTCTCAAGGGGCCAAGACAGGACAACATCTACGGTATCAAGCGTTAGCGCATAATACGATACATTGCTTGGGTAAATCGTAGCCCCGCCAAAAACATTATTATAAACGGTCATATTATGCCTCCGTCCGGACTGTGGCCCGGTCAACGATCTTCTTCAAATCCTCGTTATTCAAGGATGCCTTTGCGTCATCATAGAATTTTTGCCAAACCCCAATACGCTCGTCATTCTTCAAGAACGGTGTAGCTTCTAACAATGCCCCGTATAGGATTAACTGTGGAGCATATTCCGTAAGCCAGTTTGTTTGAGTGGTATCGCTGAGAAGTGCTGGCAATTCATAATACATAGCCTCAACGGGGTAATCCTCATCTGGCGTAGGGCCAAACAACCAATTTGTGTAGTTGTAGTCAGCGTAAAACTTTGGTGTTGCCGTCTCAAGCTCGTTTGGCCAATAATTGCGGATGTACTCATAGCTGCGTGTAAAAACAGGCTGTCTGGTGTTGTTGCCTGTCCCAGTTCCTACGTTGATGGAAACGGTATCGCGCCACCGATCAGGCTTTGGATATACAGCAAGGCCAGTCTGCATGGTAAATGTCACCGCGACCAAAAAGCCTTGGACTTTAAGGTCACGGGATATGCGCCGTTCAGCAAGAGTAATCAGCCGGGGGATCTGCTCAAACACAATGGGATCGACGGCAGCAGAGTATCCGCGTTCAAGATAGTTCCGAACATCGGATTGCAGCTCTGTGAACGTCATCCCTGTTTGAGAAGTCATGCTGAGAACCTTTCATACGCTGATGCTAACTTTACATCATATTGGTTCTGAGCGTAAGCGGGTCCGTTGTATTTTTTAGCAAATCCGGCCCAGTCTTTGTTCTGGATCTCATCAATGAGGCCGGCAGACTTAATGAAGTTGGCCATGTGCCTCAACTGGTTGCCTTCGCTTTCCATAGCTTCACGAACCATCACGACTACGGAATCGGCTCCAGTGGCTTTCCAGTTGCTACCCATGATCTGACCAAGACCCCATGAAGTCGAGAGCAATGCAGCTTCAGCATCAATCTCATAGGCGGCTTGGATTTCGCCATAAACAGCCTCAGACCCCTTGGGATACGGCTTCTCACCCCATTTTGGGTAAGCCAGACCAGCATCAACAGCCATTTCCAGCTTCTCTGGTTGGGCTTTTAGCCACTTGTAGAAGTGATGCCGCTCAAACAAAGCCTTTGGCCGGCCAGCAGCATCAAAGCCAGACCCAGCAGCTTCAACCGACATAACAGCGCGAAGAGCAGCTGGCTCAATGTCCAGTTCATGCGCCGTGGCCACAACGTCATCTGGCTGCATCTTCGCAGCGGAACCCTTAAAACCATTCATTTCTTTTCCCCGTTAACCATTGCGTCAGTCTTAGCTTTGCTGCCAGCAGACGATCCAAAGTAAAATTGAACAATTCCCGTCCACGCTGTACCAAGTGCGCCCAACATGTAAATAAGAGTTTCAGAACCGCTAGGAGGGACGCCTCTAACCAAGAGCCAAGCCAAGATACCAAAGAACCCAAACGTGACCATAATAGCCATAGCGCGTGGGATCCAGTCGTTAGTGCGGATTTGCATGTTTCGCGCACTGTCTCGGTCGCCTGCTGAAATCTTTTCAAGATCAATGTCCAGTTCCTTCATTTTTAACTTGAAAGTGGCGTCTGTTTCTTTGAGCTTCTGCAACTGCTCTGGCGTTGCGCTCATTAGCGCGGCTGACACATCGGATTCGTTTGCATCCGGATGCCCTAACAAAGCCTCTGAGAGCGTTTTCACTGCGAGGCCCGCCAATGGCCCACCAAGTGCCGTCGCCACGGTTGGTGCTACTTGACCCAAAAGGCCACCGATCTTTGAAAGGTCCATTCACTTTATCCTCGCTTCAATGAGTGCAATTCGTTTGTCCAGTTCTGCGCGGGCAGCGGCAGCGTCAGCTCGAATTGCTGCACGAGCTATTGAGGCATCCGCGTTCATTTCAAGACGTTGCCGGTCAATAGCAGCCATCGACTTCTCGCGGTCTAGCGTCATAGCCGCACGGGCTAAAGCTGCATCTCTCTCGACCTTATCAATCTTGTCGTTCAACTGCTCCCTAATCTGAGCCATGTCGATGGTTGTTCCTTGTGGGGGAATAGCTTTGTTTTCGCTGTTTACCACAATGGCAACTCTGGATTTCAACTGAATGATTTCATTATTGGCGGTGCTAAGGGCGGTCATTAAATAAACCACGCACGAAAACAAGATTGGAATACCCGCAAACACAATTTTTTCAATCAGTGCGCCCTTGCTGGCTGATGCCGCAAGCACTTCCTGCATTTTAACTTGAGCGGCCTCTGATTCGTTCATTGCCCTTTAACCCCTAAAAGTATAATTCCTATGCAAAGGATCACACTTAAACCAAACATAACGATAAGAGTGACTACGGTCGCTTCCTTGATTTCTTCCAGTTTAGCGGCCCTAGCTTTCTCATCTTCCCATCTCTGGCGTTCAATCTCCTTGCGGATGTTGATCACCTCGCGCTGGACCTGATCCCATGCAGCCAGTCCGTATGTACCGACAAACAGGTTTCTGGCTTTAAGCGTTAGATCGAGAGCTTCAGCTTTGGCAGTATACCGTTCGATGGCAATCTGCTCTGCACCTTTGGTGTTGAAGAATGTCTTCTTGGGTGGCTCTGCTGCTATCTGCGTGAGCTTTGCCAGACTGCCCCACAGATCGGACAAATCCTTCGCCATATGCTGAATTTCTTTTCCAGCAGCGATGCCGACTTTCAATCCGCTATATGCAGTCTGTGCAACAGCAAGGATTGTCAACGGGTCCATTACTTGTCGGCCTTGTTGTCCAGTTTGTCAAAAATCTTGCTCAGGATCTCTTTTAGCTCCTTGATGTCTGTACGGTAATCATCTTTTGCGACAAACGTGCGATGCGCCTCTTCAATTCTGTCCTCAAGCCGCTGGATCTTGCGTGTCATTTCATTCAACACCCACAAAGCCAAACCGCCAGCACATGAGACGGCGATGTTGAATATGACCTGCGTATCCATGTTAGTCCTCATCAGGCTCTAAAGGCTTTGGGGCCAATTGGGCTTCGGCATCAATCTTAATGCGGTGGATCAGGTCAGCCACATCCACATAAGGCCGTTGGCCCAATGCGGCGAGGATCAAGTTCACTTGTTCAACGGTCAGGGAAAGATTTATCATGGTTGATCCTCAGCGGGTGCGATTGTAAGTTCACCAGCGGCTACAAGTGCCATGATGTTGGCGTAGTCGGTATTGGCTGGGTCAAGCGGTACAAAGCTGGTCAAACCGCTAATCTCAACGATAATACAGGATTCTTTGCCGATAACATCTTTGTAATATTTTGCGTTTGTATACATGATTAAAGCTCCGCGGAAAGACTAAATGTAGTTGATGAACCTCCATAACCAGCACCGGTGATATTTGGATCCATACTACCTGCCATTGGACTAAGCGGCTGGATCGTAATTCCTGTCGTATTGCTAAATAGCCCAGCCGTGATGATTGTCGCTGTGGGAGTTGTCCGCATAATGAGCCAAGTCAAAGGCCAATAAAGCGAGCCGCCTCCGACCGAATATCCATAGACACGAGCAACCATTGTTTGATAATACCGCTGGCACAGCAACAACTCCTGCCCATACTGACGCCGTTCAAATGGCGTGGCGACAGAACCAACTTCAAGCTGTACGCCTGTGATGTAGAATGTTGCGCTTGCAGTGCCGACTACGGAGACTGCGCCCGTAGCTGTCAAATAATTGCCCGCCGCCCAAGCTCCTGCCGTTGTGCTGTAAGTAGTACCTACGCCAAGACCAAATATTACTTGGAGACCAACACCGTTGGTAGCCCCAATCCAAGTTCCGCTTGTGTCTCCAGCAATGGTGACGGATATTGTGGTCCAAGTATTTGCTGTTGGTATTGAATATGTAAACGGATATGAACGAGTTGCTGCGCTGTTACGAAGTGCGCCGCCAAATGTGCCTGTTAAGGAGCTGTAAACGACGAATGAAAGGGTTACGGTTTTGGCGTTTGCCGTTCCCCATGCCAAATCTGCAAAATTAAACCCTTCAATTAATTGGCCAATATTAAAAAAATCAGTTGCCCCAACAGTAACAGCCGAAGCCACCGTCATGCCAAGATAATTTGGAAAGCCTACTGCTGTTGTTACAGACCCAGCGTTTTGTTGTGCTGTAAATTTTGCAGCTTGCGAGGAGTAATATATCCAACGGTCAACCATGTATGTGCCGCTAGTCAAGTTAGCCGCTGTAATTTGCGCCCCAGCATTGCGCTGATCAATTGCCATGTTTCCATTGATGATGCGGTTGCGGAGGAACGAGGATGCCATGACAAGGGTATTGCCTACCGTGGCATTGCCACCAGTGTCCAGCGTCAGGTTGTTGGTCGCAGATGCGGAGTCTTTAACGACCGATGCTTGGATTGTGCCGCTCATGGTTATGCTCCGACCTTGGCTTTAAGGGCTTCAACTTCTGCGGATAGTTCTT